AAAACAAACTCCAGATTATATGCAGTTTGGCGTGGAATGAAACAAAGGTGTAATGACCCAAACAGCGATAATTATTACAGATATGGTGGACGCGGTATATCTGTGTGTTCTGAGTGGGAGTCTGATTTTACTGCATTTGAAAAATGGGCTATGGAAAACGGCTATGATGAAACAGCTCCACAAGGTAAATTTACAGTAGATAGGATTGACAACGACGGGAATTACGAACCATCAAACTGTAGGCTTGTGGATATGAAAACGCAATATCATAATCGAAATTTGCCAAAGTCCATTAAAGAAATTTCTGAGGAACACGGATTAACGTACGATGCGGTACACCAGAGAATGAAGAAAGGCGCAAGCATAGAAGACGCGCTCAAAAAGCCACTTCGGAAGAAAGTGAGAGTCCTAATTAACGGACAGTACAAGACTGCAAAAGAGCTTTCCAAAGAAAGCGGAGTTCCAGAACCGACGATATACTATAGAGTAAAAATCGGGTTATCTGGAGAAGACGTTATTCGTATGTAAGGGGGATGATTGTTTTCAGAAATTTAATGATTAACTGTCAGCCTGTATTCTTCAAAAACCTCATTGGAACAGAAGAATTGATGGACGAATTTGGTAACAGCCTTGGAAGTTACCTCCCAATTTACAGCGAACTGATGTCCACTATGCTCTGCGTCTCCCCTAACAAGGGCAATTCTGAGGTGGAACAGTTTGGCTCTCTGGAGGATTACGACCGGACGGCTACCACCGCCGACCCGCATTGCCCCATCGATGAGAACTCCGTGCTGTGGGTAGACGGGGCCGATACAGACGGCCCGTATAACTACATCGTAAAGCGGAAAGCCCCGTGGAAAAATTCTACGCAGTACGCCATAAAGAGGGTCACTGTGTCGGAGTACGAGGCAGAAAAGAACCTGTTCGAGCAGAAAGCAAAAGCGGAGGCCGCCTATGCCGACCATAAAGCTGAAACTGAATACGGACTCCATCAATCAGGCGCTGAAGGAAGTCAAGGCGTACCAGAGGAAAGTTGAGCAGGCACCGCAAAAGCTGATTGAATACCTGACAGCGCAAGGCGTTGAGATTGCCAAAATGAACGTGTCTGACATGAACGCCTACGACAGCGGGGAGTTGTACAACAGCATCCACGCCGAGCAAAAGTCTGGTGTTGGGTATGTCATAGCGGACGCTGCCCATGCCGCTTTCGTGTGCTTTGGCACCGGCATCGTGGGAAAGAACAATCAACACCCGAATATCGCAATCGCTGGGTGGAAGTATGACGTGAACGACCACGGAGAACTGGGGTGGTGGTACATTGGACGTGATGGGCGGGCGCACTGGACCAAAGGTATGCCGTCCAGGCCATATATGTACAACACGGCACAGCAACTCAGACAAATGGTCATCCCGGCGGCAAAGGAGGCGTTGAAGTGATTGACGTGGAGAGCCTGATATTCAGTCAGGTCGCAGAGGCCCTCCGAGTGGCTTTTCCAGGAATATTCGTTAGTGGCGAATATGTAGATACCCCCGCCAAGTTCCCCGCTGTTACTATCGTGGAAAGCGATAATGCGATAGTACAGCGAATGCGAACGGTCAACATTGAAAATGCCGCAACGCTGATGTATGAGGTAAATGTTTACACCAACACCGTCGGCTACAAGAAGTCCGAGGCAAAAGACATTATGGAAGCCGTTGATGGCGAATTTTCCAAACTGGGATTTGCGCGGACAATGTGCAATCCTATTTCAAACCTGAGCGACGCCACGATCTACAGAATGGTGGCAAGATACACAGCCACGGTAGCCAAGGATTTGTGGGTTTACCGTGCAGACTAATTCAGAAAAGAGGTAATTTACTATGGCAAGTCCCAGACTTTCTACTGCTGGAATGACACTTCAGTA